TCTGCCAGCTCCATCCAAAACTCAATCACTTGGCGCATCTTGGTGTTGCTGCTGTGAGGGATCTCAGCACAAACCTTGTCCCCATCAAGAGTGGTGTTGAGGTACTTGTTGGACATCACAATGGCTTTGCGGAACAGCTCTGTGTAAAACTTCACCCATGTTTCACGCTCACGATGGACTGAGGAGAACACCATTTCCATGGACGAATCCGCAGTAGAACGATTAGACATGAGCTCTGGGAACCCAAGAAAATGAACAGGAAGCCCCACTGCGCCAGAGACAATCTTGGCGTTGATCGTGATCTCACGCTCAAGAGTCTCAACAGCTGCTAGATCCACACCCACCATCTTGTACTTGGCGGCTCCAACCACAAGCATCTTACCAATGGTCCACTTGATGCTCTCAAGCATGTCATACAATTCTTCAGCAGCGTTCTTGTCCTCACACTCAAAGGTGGGGGTGGGGGAAGCAAACAGATGGTTGACTTCGCGAAGGTCACGAAGTGCCTTGTCTAAGGCCTCGATTTTGCCCAGTACTACCCCTATCTTTGTCGGTGAAATGTTGGGATTGTTAATGCGGCCACCAAACTTGGTGTACACAAAATCATCCTCACCCCACGAAACCTTCTTGCCCTCGTCGTGAAACTCTACACCAGTATAGTGCTCATAATCATCTGTGTCAGTGTGCACGGTGTAGCTTCGCTGAGACCAAGGGATAAACCGAACAACAATTTGCCCAAACTTCCGGTCAAGTGACAACTTAGCAAGGCACTTGCCCTCAATCTCCGCCTCCTTGGCCCACTCAACCCCTGTCTTACCTTGTAACCCGTTGAACTGCACGAACTTGCGAACCCACTCCAACTCCTTCTTAGCCCCACCCTCGTTCTCCACCACATCAGTGACCTTGGGTTGAACTCCAGAGCCGGCTGTAAGGGCCGCTCTGGCATCAATAATGGACTTCACTTGCTGGCAACCCCAGTCCGCAAAGCCATCATACATGTTTGCAGTCGCAGTTACCTGAGTTTCATAGCTCTTGTATGGGTTGCCATTGTACCCTCCACCACCAACACTCCCAGTCAAAGGATCAAAGTCCCTGACCAGCATGGAATTGAAGTGCTGCAACTTGGCATTGAGCACTGTCAACTTGTTAACCTCTCTGCGGTGTTGGCCAAATATTCTTGGAAACCTCATTGTGGTCTTATGTCCCTACTGGTTGTCATTGCATGTGCAACGCCGCTGGACCCATGAAGATCTGTCACCCCCCACACGAGTGCATCAAGCCTGTTGGGAGAGGACTGGCCTGGCTCCCACTGACAAAGCTCGTCTTCTAATTCAGGAAATTCTCCAACGTGATGAACCCGACCTTGCTCGTAGAGTGTTGAAATTGGCTCTGCCCTGGTGATTTTACCTCGACTGGCATGGACACCTTTGAGAGGCAACTTTGTGTCATAGTTTGCGATTGTTGACTCCACCATAAGACCGCCTTGATTCTTTTCGTACACAACCCGGTCACAGGCATGAGTGTGATAAGCTGTTGCAGCTGCACGGGCCCATTTGAATGGGGATCCAGAACAGGTACAATCGTCAAATACATAGTACTCTTTATCTGAGCCCTTCCCGGCAACAATGATTCCGGCATCATCACTATCCTTTCCTCCACCACAGGATGGATCCAAGGCCACAATCATCCGCACGATATCAATCCCAGGAGGAGTCCGCACAACACGGCCTAAGTCAATAATGTGGCGAGTCCAAAGTGCATTCTCGTTGTCCTCAAGAATCTCTGCATGGATCTCCTGACGGCCCATCCTTGAGCCTTCATACTTGAGCCTGATCTCCTCGATGAATGATGGGGCAAGGTTGTCTACATTGTCATAGGTGCTGCCCTTTGTGACATATGTGCCCTTATCCTTTAGTATGGACTTGATCAGCTTGGTGGGCTTCGGGGTCCCAGTTACAATCCTTTTGGGATTGGCCCCCAGGCGATTACCAAAGATTGCCATATCCCATGTGTTGGGCCGTCTCCAGGAGGCTATCTCGTCCGCCCACAACAGGTGACATTGGGGACCCCGAAGCCGTTCCGGCTCGTCAGCCGAAAACAAGAGTGCCTTTACTCCGTTTGGCCACGTGACTCTGCGCTTGGATGGCTCGTACAGGGGCATAAACCACGGGGCAGACACACTTATGATCCCAGAATCACCCTCCACCATCACATCCCGCAGATCACTGACAGTCGGAGCAATAAAGTGTATAATACCCTTTTCAGGAGGCACCCCGAAATAGTGTTCAAAATTCTCCACATAATGGCGGATGAGCTCGGCCCCGGCTCTTGTTTTCCCTGATCCACGGCCAGCCACATACATCCAGGTCTTCCAGTCGCGCTCATTAGGGTCAGGCCACTGCTCTGGGCGTCTATGCAACTCCCAGTTGTAGCGTATTGCCTTGGCCAGTGCTGCCCGGTCGCCTGGTGTCTTGGGCAGTGCTTCCTCTAAAGTGGCAGTGGGCATTATCCCTGAGCCTCAAGTTGTTTCTGCTGGAAGTTCACGATCTTGGCAAGCTCTACAGCGGATAATGTTGAGTACTTGTCATCCTGAGCATCAGTGACCTTGTTCTGGTTGAACATACCAAGATGTTTTGCAACATCCTTCAGTGCAGACAATTTGTCATGCATCTTCACCTTAACAGCCATTCCCATCTCAGTTGGGATCCGGCTGACTTCGCAGATGGCACCCATGGCCCCGTCTGGGATGTCCTCGGAGGCCTTGATGTTGACCAATCCGGAATCGGTCCAATCACAGATGTCCCCAATTGAGCTGAAAGCAATCTTAGCATACTCTGTCAGCACCATATCGGACGTTATCTTTGTCCGTTCAGACTTGTCTAAAATGACCGTGGCCAATGCTTTTTGGACAGCTGGCTTCTTTAACTGTTTGGACGCCTGCACGTGCGCGGTGGCTGGAGCATAGCCCGCGCGAATTGCAGCCTGTTTCCCGCAAAAATCAACAGAGTACTCATTAATGAACATCCATTGTAGGTAGGTCAAGCCCCCAATCTCTTCTTTGAGCTGGGCCTCTTGTTCCTGGGTGACTAACTTTTGTGGGATAACTACTTTATCTTTTGGGTTCCCTGGTGTTGCCATTTTAACCTCCAACCCCTATTATACCCTATCTGTGGGTTGAAAGTAAAGCCCCAATTTAGACTTGTATAAAACGATTATTAGAGGTATTAGCGTCGTATTAAAAGCAACTCATTTTTTGTCTTTAGCCAATACCTTTTTTCAATTAAAGATATGGTTTTTACTGTTTTGATGTTATTGGCTTAATTGGATCGCCTTTTTCGTCCGTACTGGACCCTTAATAGGCAATACCAGACGTGTTCTTCTTAAAAGGTTCTTGGACTTGGAACCTGGTGCGGTGGTCGGGGTTCGGAATACATCACCAGGTTAAATAAGCAAAGGAGTATGACCTACTAAAAGTAATACTATTCCCATTTCATCAGTAGGTTTAGGGGCTATATCCTTGTTAAAATGATTAAAAGATAAAGGTATTAAAGTATTAGCTTTAAAAAATGGACGCGTAAAAACTTTTTTTACTTTCCAATATGGAGCTAATACCTAATACCTTTCTCATAATTCTCTATAAAAACACTATTTTAGGTCCTTTTTATATAGGGCAGCTACACGTGAAAAGAGTATTTCGTCTCCAATACTCTTTAAATTGAAACGGTTTTGATTTGTCCATAGCTCAACAGGTATTGTGTGAATGCCTCTTTTTCAAAATTATTGCAAAGTTGGTATGCGGCAATTGGCCCCGGCCTGTTTACGTAGCGCTACCCGCTTATGGGGTTAAGATGAAACGTATAAACGTAGAAACGTAGAAACGTAGAAACGTAGAAACGTAGAAACATAGAAACATATAAACGTATAAACGTAGAAACGTAGAAACGTATAAACGTAGTAGCATTGGCTACGGTTCAAGGGTCTTACGCCGGGGAATTTTTACGTAAGCAGCGCTGCTTACGTATAAGCGTTCTTGGCCCTATAACGTGGGCTGTATTGTCACGTATTCTATGCTGCTTAGCTAGCACCATAGACCAAGGCACAACGTAGTTACGTATACACGCGATTACCCTTAGCCACATGAACACGGTTTCACGTATCCAAGGGCCAACAGCCAAAAAGAAAGCCCCCACAGCTAAGCTGTGGGGGCTTGGGGTTCGGGGGCTACTTCACCAATGTGGTCAGGTCAATGAAACTCCGGTTGTAGTCCCAGTCTAGGTCGGCTCGGGTAACTCCCGCTTTCATGTTTTCTGCTACGGTCTTCCCGCTCAGGTACTTTTCAAAGCGCTCCGCCGTTTTGCTACCAACCCTCTTTGGGTTGGCTACTATTACGGTTACCACCAGATTTGCCCCGTACTTCACCGCGCGACCTCCGCCGTTTTTCGGTGGCATCCGCACTGGCACGGTGGGGGTTGCTGCGTTCTTAGGGGTTGCTGCGTTCTTAGGGGTTGCTGCGTTCTTAGGGGTTGCTGCGTTCTTAGGGGTTGCTGCGTTCTTCATGGTCTAAACCCTTTCGGTTTTTGGCGCCGAGCCTACCCCGGCACCAAAGTAAGTATACCCTACCCTATACCCCTAAGTAAAGCCCAACTAAACCCGACCCACGTATAGGATTAGGAACCTCGGTTTAGTTGCCTTAACTTCGGTTAGCTATAGCTAACTTCCTAACCATATACGTGGGTCGGTGTTAGCCTACCCCGATTTTTAGCCTTTGGGCCTAAAAATAAATTTATTTATTTTTAGGCCCTGTGAGAGACCCTAACGGCT